CAGCAGTAGTACTACCAACTCCTGCAGCAGTACTAGCACCCCCTGTGTAAATCGCAGCAGCCATCATAGCCGCAAACATAAGAAATTTACCATTTTTACCGCCTCCCCCCATAAAACTAGGTACAACATAAAAACAGTCATCATTTTTTACTCGTCTAATGAATAAGTCGTCTTGAGTAATAATTTCTTTATCTTTATTGAGTAGACAATAAGTTTCGTCAATCAAGCCATTATCAACACTTTTTACATAATTACGAAATTTTGTGTGCATAGAAGTTAGATATACTAGCACATCAGCATATCTTTCCACATCAACTTCATAAACCTTTTGTGTAAAAAGTTTGCTATAAGCAGAATGAATTATAATCTTACTCAACAAAATGTTTTTCCTCCAGCTTATCAAACATAAGCGCGTCTATACGATCATTATACCAGTATATGTAAAATTTATTATTGAAACCAACTAAAAATTTGTACTCTTGAAAAGCTGCTCCAATTTTATCATCGTTACTTGGAATTGGATTCTCATCACCAGGATGAGAATGGAATATGCCCCAGATATTTTCGTCATGTTTTAGCAAATCTTTAGGATCTAACCAGAAAGTTGTTTTTGGATAATCACTGATATTCTGGCAAGGAACATATTTAAAATCTTTTGTAATAATACCGACTGCCTCATTTGGGTAGTCTCTTAAAGCATGATTGTTCATGTCCTCTTTTAGTTTGGCAAATCTTTCCATCTGTAAATTCCTGTAGTATATTGTTTAAACCATGTTTTGTACGGGTATACAGCGCTATCACGATTAAACATAGTTTGTAAAATTTTACCCTCGCCTACATACATAGCGCAATGATTAGTAACATTCGTACTTCCGACACTCATTAACAATATATCAAATTGTTTAGGTGCTAAAACCTTATTCCAACCAAAGTCATTTTGCTTAGTCTTAATGCCTTCTTCAAAAAACTGATCGCTTGTTTTATTAAACCAGTCTTCGTCTACTATATTGCAAAAATCATAAGACGCAAGAGGGACATGAATTTGTAATTCTTGTTTAAATACTAATCGCAGTAGATTAACACAATCAATACCCTTAGTAGGATCATCTCCTAAATGTTTAAAAGGAAATCCTACGTATTTATCATACCATTTTGTCATGTCGATAGAATGAGTGTATACACTGCCACCATTCTGGTGATATTGTTTGTATACATGAGAAACCCCCCTCCTCAATGTGAAGCATTTTTGTTGGTTGTAAGAATAAACCAAAATGAATAATCAAATTAGTTTTACTAGACTTAAAGGTTATTACATCATAGTTTTGAGCATCCGTCAAATTAACTTTTCTAAAGCAGGATTCTGCCCAACTATCTACAAATTCTGTTGAGTATAACTTTAACCATTTTCTGGAGGGAGGATAATCTGGAAGAGGAAAGTCTAGATCTAACTCTTGGTTATAAAAATTTTTAATTAACCTGATACAGTCTACATTACCGTACTCATGTCTTAAACTTAAATATTTTTGTACCATGAAGCATATTCTGGATAGGTCGATTCAAAGGACTCATTACGTAATAAGTCTAAACGTGTCTGTTCACGTTTGAATTCGGGAAGTAGCGCAGAAAAATCTCCCCCATTCATGTAAGACAGCCAACTCTTTATCTGAGATAAATCATGAGGAGATAGTATGCTTTTGTTTTTTATGACAAAACGTTTATAAAGTTCAACTATTTGTTTTTTACAGTCTTTAGGTAAACACTTGAGATTAAACATTTCTGGGCCATTAAGTATATTACCATAATAATTGAACCCATTCTTCTTACACCAGAGAATTAAATCAGGCATTGAAGTAATACTATACAAACTAATTACACAACTAAATGTTGAAATGTGTTTCTTAAAATGAAGAGCGTTTGCTTCAAAAGTTTTCCAAGACAACCCCTTTCTAGTATATTCTGCCCTAGTACCGAAACCATCTATACTTGGCCAAAGATCTACAGACTTAAAATTACTCCATATATCTTCAAGATCATACTTCTTAAACTTAGTATAACTTAGGTTAGTATTATATTGAAGATTTATATTTTTAGCATAATCTAGTTCTATCAATTTAAATAGTAACTTGTAGTGACCTTCTTGTACAAAAGGCTCTCCTCCAGCAAAATAAATATCTTCTAACTCAGATAAATACTCTGGGAAGCTAGACCAAACAGCTTCGTTATCAGAATAATAGTCTACCACAGAACTTAGTTTGTTATCGGGCCAGTCTGTGTACCAACTTGTCGAAGCAAAAGGACCGCAGGTTCTGCATTTAAAATTACACAGATTACCGAAACGTAGATCTAAATAAGAGGGTTTATTAGGCAGGCTACCGTCGTCGTTGGTTAAATCTTGTAAGTAAGCTTTTTTCTTAAATCTCTTGTTAACTTGTTGCCTATTGCTAATACTATCTCCATGAACTTCTCTATCATAACATACTTTCTTACAGCCGTCCGGGATATCTCCTTTTAAAAATCGCTTTCTGATGTTGCGATAAGATTCTCCGTTCCAGACTTCATCTAAAGTTTGCTTATGATTGCCTAATACCGTTGGTTCGTCATCTAAAAATTCCACATGACAGCATGCTCTATACTCGCCAGTTATAGCGCCGAATATATGCAGCCAAGGAAGTATGCAACCTTTAATTTTTTGATTTTCGGTCAAATCATTCTCTATTGAATTGGAACAGTTCTGCCTGTTGCAGGGAAGCCGCCAAAATGTTGTTGATTATTTCTAATTTGGCAAGATATTATAGACTTACCGCAAACATCCCCAGAGGCACTAGAAGCGGTCTGGTTATTAGCTGCAATGGGATTAGAATTAGAGGTAAGGCTTGTGCCAGGGATAGATAAACCACCCGGCCCAGGATATTGACACTCTTCTCCTTTATACGTCCATTGACACGTATTTTTATAAAATTTTCTCTTAGGAGTTTGTAATTTAAAGTATTGTAACCAAGAAATTAAGTTAAATGATGCTACAGAGTCACTCAGTCCTTCTAATTGATCTATTTTAAAGGTATCCTCTATATAAGATTCGCCATCTTTTTCATTATTAACAATATATAATGCAGAACCAACACTAGTGTTACTTTCTAACTCGTTTGATAAATAGATGAGTGCATTATCCTCAATAGATTGGATTGTAGCTTCAATAGTACCTTCTTGAGCAAACACATTATCACCTATTCTATAAGGTAGTGCATTGTAAACTTCAATAACATTTGATCTAACACTTTCAATCTTACTGTACTCAGGCCAATAATCTAAAAAATTTGCAAATGTAGTCTTAATCTCAACCACCCCACCAAGTAAATCTCTAGTATCAAGTTTCTGTTCAACCCACTCTCCTCCTACAGAAAGAGTTTGATCTCTATCAAAAGAAGCATTAGCTTTACCATACACCCCTTCAATTGAAGCACTGTACGCTAAACCATTAGCTCTTGCTCTAGTAAGAGTGTCAAAAGCTTCGTCACCTGCTGATCCTACATCTGCTGGATTAGCATTTAAAGTTCTAGGATCAATCCCATGAACTGCTTCTCCGTTAACAGTGGCTACGACAGAATTTGAGATGTTGTTACCTGCTAAAAAAGGATCTTCTACAACAGAGGTTATTATGTTATCTACGTTAAAAATATCTAAAGTTAGTTCGTCAATCTTACCTTCACTTCCTTGTGCGAGTGTTGACATAGTAACAGGAAAAGGAATATACGATGTAGAATTATATGCTACATTGTATAAAATATCTGACGTTAAATCACCAACTACTTCAGCGAATCTAAGAGGGAAATTATTAGGCCATGCTCTTCCTTCGCCTTGTCCTGTGGGATTACCTGCTGCGTTTGGGGGATACCACTCACCTGGATAATACACCGTGTATAATCTTACTATTGGATTTTGTGCGAAAGCGTTTTTTGCTGCCTTAAAATTACTAGGTGCTATAGCAGAGATGGTAGCAGTAGCAGTAGTTGTATTACCTGACATTGTATTTGCTTGAAAAGGTAGAGAAGTGGTATTTAAGGCACCATTAGCTGAGGTAGATAACGTTATGATATTAGACCGTATAGTCTCACTTGATTTAAACTCTTGTAGTACATTGTTTAATTTTACTTTAAGAGTTTTAGTTGACGCATCAACGTTTGCAATGACTCCTGTAGTGCCAGTAGTTACACCTATTACTACATTTTTGGATTCAAAATTAGTTACACTATCTACAGTTAAAATTACGTCATAAGACCTAGCACTCATTAGTCAAATACCTCTTGTAGCTTAAACGACACACTATAAAAATTATCAATTAATCTGTTACCGTTTGAGTATGTTTGTTCAACACTTAAAGGTCCGTCAAATCTTACAGTTATAGTGCCTGTCTCGTTAATATGGGATAAATCAAAACTAAAAGATTCAAACTCCCCGCTTCTTGCTACATAAAAGTTTTCAATAGCTGTTTTTTCAACTCCCGTAACGGTTGAATATGTAAGATCATATGCTCTTTTTGATCTTCTTGATTTAAGTCTTCTTTTCTCATAACCAGCCTGTGACATGAACTTTATTGTACCAAACTCTCTAGTAGAACTAATACCTTTATCAGGTTTACGATCTGACATAGAGGAGAATCTATCAACGGTCTCGGTGGTAGAATCGTATACTCTTACGGAAAGCTGGTCAGCAGAATTGATTGCTCCAAGAGGGGCTCCTGATATAACAGTCATACGATCATGTTGTCCAAAAGGTGAAGCAATTGGTTGAATACTGGCTGTTTTGTATCTTGGAGCTGTTGCATATCTAAAGAAACTCATGGAACCATCAATCATCTCGCTTACCACATTTGCATTACCAATTTCAAGAGGTCCTGAAGCTGTTGAACCTTTTAAAAACTGGTCATGTTTCACTAATACATTATTCACATACAAACGAAGATTTTCTGTATTTCTTTCATAGGACAATGCTACATGATAAGATGTAGCCGCATTGACATTACCCCCATACAACTCAGTTATACTACCACCTACACTTGATACAAAACCAACATTAGAGTTAGAGCCTACTACTCTTAAGAAATAATAATCATTTGCGTCTTGGTACCTTGCCATTAGTGTTTGGTTAGACCCCATTTTTGCTCCAGCATCTAAGCTGAAGTGAGTATCTACAGTAAAATCGCCAACATGTATATCATAGTCTTGATGAGAAGGAATCTCTAATGAGTTAGTACCAGAAAAAGTAAGTGTATTAGATGAATACGCGGTCGTTCCTCTTGAAGTAACTGTTTTTGCGTATGGACTTTCGTCAGTAAGATTACTTACAAAATTTAAGAGCAGTTTAGTAGCAGTATTATCACCTATATCAATTCCATTATATCCTAGAACAGTTGAAGGGTACGTATAGGCAGTAGGTGCTTGGTAAATACCAGATACATATACTTGTAATTCTGCTACAGAATCAGTGTTAGCACCAGCGGGTAGTGCAAAAGATTCAGTGTTAGCATTGATTAGGTAGGTATTTGAATCAATAATCTGAGTAGAAGTATTACTATATTCAACAGCAAGAGTAGTAAAAGTTGAACGGGTAGTTCTAAATTTTGCAGGAATTGATACTGTTTGAAGAGTTAAGTTAGAAGCGCTAGGTGCCAGGGCAAATGATATGCTTTGTCCTGCGTTTGATAAAGCGTAAGAATCAGTTGCTTGTAATACTCCGTCAGAAAAAGCAGCTACTTCCCCTGCAAACGAAACTGTCGCAGGTAAATTAAAATATGTTTGAGCAGCTGTAGAACTATACGTTACAGTAGCAGTTACGGGATACGCTGTAATAGGTGCTGTTGCATCATTAGGAAAAGTTGCCATTAGTAATTACCACCTCTTAGAGATTTTCTTATAGAACCGTTGTTACGAAGATCACGAGTTATAACATCAATAATCATTTTATCACCATTCATACGAGGGGCTGAAACTGTAGCTCCTTTTGGTGAACCTTGATTGTTAATATTAACAGAAACGTTACCAGGTGACACGCTTCCAGTTGCATTCATTGCTCCAAGTGCCTTTCCACCGATAGCTTTAGCCATTGGTTTGCGAATGACGAATTCGCCAGGCTCAAGAAGTGCAGGTACCCGGTCTCTCACTTGATTAACACGGCCACCTTGGGCCATATGAACTAGCCCACCTGCTGCAAATAAGTCACCTATCCCAGGCGGTTCTTCACCTGTAAGGCCACCTCCAAGAGATTTTCCACTCACGGCTGAGGATATTGACATCGCCGGGCCTACACCTGGTATCGAACCAACTAGAGCATTAATAGCAAATGCAAGAGCTTTTTTCCCCGAAGTACTCCTATCTTTAGCTGCTGCTCTCTCTGCAACTTCTTGAGCATAGTCATGCTGCTCCCGAGACATCTGGGCTGCTCTTTCATCTCTATCTGGTTTACTATCTAGAGCATCTACTATGCCGACAGTTCGTCCAGTAGCTCTAGACCTATCCATTGCTGCTTGTACCTGCCCTGCGGTAACAGCACTAGACGATGTTCCTCCTGAGTTGCCTACATGCCCGCCTACCTGTCCTGGATCACTAGCAGCCATATCGTGATGTCCATAACCAAAGCCGCCTCCAGACGGACCACTAGTATTTCCTGAGCCAGCGCGGTCATCACTTGGCCCACCCATGCCGGGTTCTGGGAAAGCAGGTAATCCTTTGTACGTTTCACCACTTCCGCCTAGTTTTTTAAGGATAGAAGCTTCACCAGGAGTGATGTATGCTTGCATATGAGGCTGACCACGAATCATCTCCATCTTCCCGCCTGGAATTGCAGAGTTCATCATTTGAAGTTGGTCCATACCAATGCGCTTAACAGCTTCTTTACGCATGACAAACTCGCCAGGCTCTAGCATTGCGTGTACTCGGTCGCGTCTCATTACACCACCGCCAGCCATGTGGACGGGTCCACCACCTGCGAATAGACTTCCTATAAAGCCAGATATACCAGCAGATAC